ATCTCTCTCCTTACCAAGATGCGTGATAATAGTATTCACCATCATCATCTTTTAAAGCAGACGCTAACGCAACCGACGTTGTTTCCAATTCCTTCCAATACCACTCGTCAACCTCGTAACCTCCAAAGAAAAAACCAGAGGTCGGTGGCAGAACTCCACACGCAACTTCTTTCGTCTTGGCCGTAAGCACCAAATCAATCGCATCCTTCAGTTCTTCCAACTTCTCACGGTCAACATAATATTCACCACAGTCGTCGTTTCCATTTTGCACGTTCTCAACAAACCAACCGTGAATCTGATTGGCTTTTCTCCAATACATAACTTCTTCTTCAATATACTTTATCTTCGTCACATCAATCGCCTTTGCGAGTTTGCCGGTCACCGTGAAAAATGTCTTTTCGCTGTCGGCCATATGCTCCCAATTCTTCACATAAATTTTCTTGCTGAGATATTGGTCAAGTCCCATTGTCTTTCTCCTTTTTCTTAATGAAATTAAATGTTCAAACCTATAGTACCAAATCCGGCTGAGACTGCAACCGAATCACAGATTTAATTTGTCCCACCAGAATGTCAGCTTTCATTCTTCGTCCTTTCCAAACATCTCATCTTGACAACTCTGACACAACGCTGAAATCTGAAACTCTCTCAGCGAGGTATCGTTCCGAAAATCACTCAGCATAATCGGCTTCTTGCAGAACGGGCAATTACCCTGCTCTGCTTCTTTGACTTCTTCTCCGAAACCGGCCTTCTTCATAATGTCCTTATTCATCTTCTTCCTCTCCTGCAAAACGAAACGCAATACTGATACTCGTCGCATTGTCCATCTTCTCTGCTGTCCACGCTTCCTCTCTGAACACCATCTCTGCGTGTTCAAAATTCTTATCATTGAAATGCAAAACAGTCTCCGTCACTCCCTCCACAATCAGCGTCGCTTCATACACCGGAAGCATCTTCTTCGCAAAATCTGGATACACCTTCTGCACTTCGTAAGCCGTATCCCTGTAGCTGTGCTTCAACGCCTTGAACACCTTCGAAAATTCCTCATCCGTTTCATACCTGTGCAGGTCTGCTTCTATCTGACTCCATTTCTCACCATCGAAGTAGTGCATCACCTTCCGCAAATTATCGTACAGCCTTATCGCAGGTCTTTCTTCTTTCGTCAATACCATTTGTCTTTCTCCCTTCGTTTCAATCTCTTTAACCATTGTCTTTCTCCTTTATTTCTGGGTTCCAACACAATTTGCACGAACGTCTTCTTCCACAAGATACTTCTCTGCTTCTTCCTCGCTATCGAACGTAGGCCAATCCTCGTCAACCACGTAACCATCTTCATCGACCAACTGTCCTTTTTCATTCAACCAGAGATATTCCCAATTAAACATTTGTCTTTCTCCTTATCCAACTTCACAAATACCACAGTAATGCCACATCTTACCATCAGCCTCTTTTACTTCGAACACTGAAGGCTCACCACAATCATCACACTCTTTAACTGGCTTCCAACCAGACCGTACTCTCATCTTTACCTTGCGACCGAACATCGTAACCTTCTTCCAACCAAGAAACGCATCATGCCAATCTTTCATTGTCTTTCTCCTATTTCTCTGTAAGAAAATCGAACGCACCAATTTTGCTATAATCAGAATCAACTTCTTTGAACCCTGCACCAATCACTTTGAACTTTCTCTCGCCAACGACAATCACATCACCACAGCTTACGCTGTAAGCACCATACACAGGCTGAATGTCGTTCTGTCCATACATAAAAATCAACTCCAACTGTTCTTCCAGACTCTCGGCCTCAAGAAACTCTTGAATATCAATAGCCACAGGTCTGACCTTAATCATACTCTCGTGTCTTGCAAACGCTCTCAACTCAACACTGCAAGTCACAACAACTCTCTCGCCTCTGTGAGTCAGTCTGCCAAATTCTTTTGCTTTTACGGCTTTTTCTGTTTCTGTTTTTTCCATTTGTCTTTCTCCTTAAATTGTCAAAAGTTTTTTGTTTGTTTTCTACCTATATACTACCACATAATCAAAAGGATGTCAAATGTTTTTTTGAAAAAGTTTTAGGAGAAAGTCTAATCGGTGCAGTTTTGACCTTAGACTTTGCTAATCAAATGAATTTTTTTTTCATTAATTTAGCGGATTGCCTGCAGTTGTGTATCCTAATTGGCTTAGGGTTTTTACCCTCGTTGTGCTTGCCATAAAGTCTTCCAGATTTGTTACCTTCCCATCACGCCACAGTTGTGCTCTGACCGGCCCCAGAAATTTGTTCTGTTGCTCTGGTGTCATCGTGTCCGTGAACTTACCGAAGTCATCAGCAAAGCCACCGGCAGGTTTCCCATTGAATCGTGCCATCTGGTCGTTCGACAAACTTCTGCCCGGCAGTCCCATTTCTTCCCAACTCATAACCTCTGGTACTGTCGTGCTTCGACAGTTCCAATGCTGTGCGGGTCTTGGCCCTTCACCAACAGGAAATATCTGACCGTGCAGGTTCGCACATATTAACGTCGTCCTGTCATCGAGAGTAGCAACGTACCTCACTCCCTTCATAATATCCGTGTTCTCGGCATACGTCATTTCTCTCGCTCTGTTCGTGACAACCGTTGCGGCAGTTCTCACCACGGCCTTACTATCACGGATTGCTTTCTTCACACCACCGACAGCAAACGCTCCGATATTCTTATCTCTCACGAACTTAGCCAATTCCGGTATCGTCTTACCTTGAATCAACCCACTTCTGAAATCTCTGTATATCCCATCTCTCCACGGCTTCTCAAGACCATCAAACCAATCGCCCATCAACTGACCATCGAACGGCTTTTCCAGTATCGCTGACTCAACCAACTGCGGAGCCGGAACATTGAACTGCAACTGAGCAGGAAGTTGGTCTTGCATCCAACCAGAGAACTGCGTCGCTTCTCTCTGTCCTATCTCAGTCATCCAGTTTATAGCACCGGTCTTGAATTCATCGAACGGCATCTTGCTTACAATCACCGACCGAAGTTTAGCCAACCTTGCTTTAGCCGACAACGACTTTGGAAAGTTGGTCAGCGTCAACTCCTTCTCAATATCCGGCAGGACAACATCACGAAAGAATGCACCTATCTGAGCCAACTTCGCATCCTCAATATCGTGCAGTTGCAAATTCCGCTTAATCATCCAATCAAAAACATCATCATTTATTGCCATAACTTCCTTACTATCAAGGCTTTACAAGATTATTAGTCGCTAATAATTTACAGTTCCTCACCGCCCTCACTCTCAAGGAACGCTTCGGCTTCTGGTGACAGTGGTGGCTCACCACCTTCTTCCACCGGTACTATTTCTGTCGTACCTGTAAATCCCGGCACGTTCGGTTCTTCCGTATTCGCAAACCTCATCGTTTCGTCAACATCAACGTCATCGCTGAGAACTCCGAACCGTTTCAACTCCATCAGATACGTCCTCTGGTCAATATCACCCATCTCTCTTGCTTTGTGCAGGGCGGCAATATCCGAACTCGAACCTTGACCAAACACGAAGTCCTTATTGATATCCAGTTTTATATCGTCCTCCGTGATGTCTTTGCCCATCCACTTCGCATCGAGAATCAGCAGTTGCTTCATCGCTCGTATCGTGCTTGCAATCCACATCTCAATCTGGCTCACCGACTTCGTTTCGTTGATTGCCTGTCCGGTCGCCTTCACATTCCAATACTTCTGAAGCATCGGCTGAAGACCGAGCACTTCCATCCTGTCCTCAATGCTCTTGATGTCTTTATCACCAGACTCAACGGCTTTTCCCGTATGCTCTGCGTAACCCAACTGTGCATCTGGATTCTCGCTGAAGACAACCTGCGTCGGAGCAACTGTCAGACCGGCCTTGATTTCCTCTGCACTAAATCCACTTGCCATCAGAATACCGAACCGACTGTATCGCAGAATATTCTTCTGGTCACTTAGGCTCTGCCAATGCTCAACGTTCGCCCAACCAAGTTCACCCAACGGAGGAAACGCAACCATCATATCTTCCTTCTTTGCGTAAGCCGTTATCAGCGGAATACCATCAATCGCATTCTCAATCTCTCCGCTTTCAATTTCAACCCACTCCTCTTTTTTCTTGTTGGCAGTATTCTCCTTGAACTCCCAGACCGTGTAACCTGTTGCAGTAACAACCCAGATTAACTCAACCGTTTCTTGCATCCAATCATCGCCTTCTCTGGTCTTCATCTCAATATACCGTATCTCAGTCAACTGCTTTTCGTTCGCCTTCTTGTCGCCAACCTTCCAACCAATCATTCGCTTCGGTGCAATCATCCGGTTGAACGGCAGAAGACCTTTCTCTGCAACAGTCTTCTTATTCTCATTTCTCGGGTCTGCAACCTTCGGGTAATCAGCGAAAGCGTGGCTCAATCCCCAACTCACAAGCAGGTTAAAAAACTCCATTGCAAAATCTTGAAGGTGCTGTCCCTCTCCATCAAAGTTCTCAATCAACGGCTCAAGAAATTCCGGCAACTCAATCGTCATCGGCTTGCTGAACGGCCTCGCAACACACTTCGTAATCGTGTCCTTGTACGCATTATACAAAAACGACCTGTTCAACCGTGTCTGATAATTCGGGTCTTGCTCATCCGTTTCTTTCGGCAGGTATTCCTGTCCTGCTTTTCTCATTGCTTTCGTGCCTCCAAGCAGGGCAGT